ATATCCGCATAAGCGAAGTCCTTCTTCTGGTTGTTCTTCACTTGGATATAGTCCGGTCTGAAGAAACCGAACTTGTCATAGTTCTCCACGATCTGAACTTCACTGGGCAGCATACGTTCCAGACCCATCCAATCACCTTGAGGGTTGCGCATCTTGATCAGAAAGCCATTACCGCAGGCGAGATAGAACTTGATCATCTCGGCAAGGATGGTGGTCTGGTCTTCACAGGCAGGAAACTCGGCTGCTTCCATCCAGGCTGCAACCTGCTTGTTCTTGCATTCAAACTGCATGACGGTTGCCATTGAGAGCGCATCGATGCAGCCGGAGTGGTACTCGTCCATATCGAGGAGATTGAGCAGCTTGCTCATGGAGTAGGGTGCCATCACTGTCTTCTTGCTCTCGGCTGCCTTTGAGATAAGCTGTTTGCCCAGTCTCTGGCACTTGGATAAGTCGATAGCTTCCGGCTTGTACTTGTTCTCGATCAGATCAGACACAGAGCTGATAGCCAGGTTATAGCCACTCAGACGCATTACTCTCACGAGGAGGCTCCGTTGCCGACCTTCAGCAGGTCGATCTTGGCGATCCGAACCAGGCGAGAGCCATCCACCCTGGAAGTGTAATACTCCACACTGGGCAGGTCTCGGTTCATCAGCTTTTGGTAGAAAGAGCGGAACTTCTCTTTGAGTTTGTACAGATCCGAATCGGGATCATCCACGTTATGGGCATTGACGATTAAGAAGACAGTCCAAGCAATATCTGTACTAACAAACTGACGAGAAGTGCCGTTCTTACCTGTTTCGGAATCCAGGATCACGATAGCGCAAGGCAACTGCTTGGGAATCGCATCCTTGTTGAACTGGATGGTGGGGATATCGGAAAACTTCAAAGCATCCACTAACCGGTTCCGATCTGCGATAAACTTCTCAAAAGCACTCATAGACTTACCTCGATAGAATTGAGTTGTTGATATATCCACTGTTCCCGGTTAGCGATCACCTGAGCAAACACATTCCTTGCTGCGATGCCTTCCCGCTTGATCTTGGCTTGGATCATGTGAGCGATCTGCTCCACAGTGAGCAGCTTTCCACTTTTCTTATCAGTCCACGAGAGCCCCTTTCGCTCCACCCATGACTTTAATGGGGCGATGGGAGTCCAGGAAGGCACTTTACCCCCCAAAACAAAAGGCTCGTGTTTCACGTTGGAACCCACTCTCAGAGTCATACCGGAGTCATTGGTTTCCACTACGTAACCTGTGTTTCCGTAGAAATCGCCTTTATCGTAGATCTGCTGAGTGAGAATCTCTTTGCGGGAGTCGGCATCGATAACACTCCCGATCAAATGTAAACGACTCTCAAGAGCCGCATAGATCGCTCTGTAGATCTCGACCATCAACTCATCCGGACTCATGAAGTCACTCTGCGGCATCAGATCACCCCGGCTCTCAGCACTTTAGGGAGTCTTGGTTTCAACTCAGTCAGTCGCTCCATGCCACTTTGATTGAGATAGTTCCGAAGCAGTGTGAGAGCCCTCAGCTCAAGCTTGGCTTTAAATGCGTCTATTTCGCTCCCTGTGAGCAGTTCGGTAGCCGACTGGTCTAATCCTACGGTCTTGACTATTCCTTCGCCCAGAGTCTTCAAATTGAGGAACTCGCAAGTGCTCTGCAGCATCAGGAAACAGAACCCAAAACGAAAAGAGATCAGGAAGGGATCATCATCAGGATAGTCGTTACGTATAGCATCCTGGTAAAAATTATCTAACACAAGGCTTCTGATGGTCTCCAGGACAAGCCCTTTATGCTCCTTGAAGATAACGTTATCAGCCATCTCCCTTGGCAGGTTAAGTACAGCCAGCAGGTCAATAGTCTCGACCGGGATCGGTATCACTTGCCTTTCCTCATCAGTTCGGATAGCTCAATCGCTCTGCGTCCGACCTGTTTTGCCCAACGGGACACAAGCATGTTATTGGCAGCCCGTTCCCAGTCCCCGGCTTTGATAAACTCCAGAGTGTTCTTGAAGCCAAGCAAACCGGAAACACCGAGATTGAAGCACATGTTCAGCAGCACCGACTTCCGCACTTCATCAAGACCATTGTATATATCGGGAATCTTCGATTGAAGCTGCTTCTCGCAGTTCATGATGTCATTGATCAGCATGATGTAGGCTTCGGATAGGGAAATCCCACAATCATCGAGATTGCGACCTACACCGATTGTCAGTTTACCTGCAGTGCAGCGGTAGGGCTTCAGCCGCAGACCTTCATGTCTGACAAGCTGCTCTTTGATTCTATCCATCAGTTTCGCTTCCATTTATGCTCCTTGAACTTTCTGGATCATCGATCCGGAGCAATGAAAGCAGTCCCCTGTATTCTCACAAATACGGATGCATAAGGATGCGACAGATTTTAGGGTTGACAGAATACATCTTTACAATTCCTTGTGGAAAACACAAATCTGGCTGTGAGGCATCAATGAAACAGATTGTTGAAGATATTCGTATTTTACTGAAAGACGGAACATTTAAGGACGAACAGCATGTTCGCTTTTCTCTGGTAGGCAGGCTATGCCAAGCCCTTGGATGGAACATCTGGAATCCTGAAGAGTTTTACACAGAGTATAGGGTAAAGCGTTTACCCCAACAGAATATCACCAAGGACGTAACAGGTCGCGTGGATGTAGCACTGTTCATTCCGGAGAAGACCTCAGAGGGAGCAGAAGTCTTTATCGAAGTAAAGACCCCAGGAAAGCTGGATTCTGACCTCATAGCCGGAGAGACTCAGCTTCACCTTTACAATGCCTATCACAAATCTGCTATCAGCATCCTTACCGATGGGATCAAGTGGCGATTCTACCTTCCCTCTGCCGGAGGTGAATTTGAAGACAAACTCTTCAATGAACTCAATATCCTGGAAGATGATCCCGATGATGTAGCGCAAACCTTTGAGATGATCCTGAAGAAGGAAAACTACCGGATAAAAGCACTCAATACTGCAGAAGATATGCGCAATGAACTGGTTCGTATAAAGCTAATCGGCATTGTGAAAGCTGAAGCGATCAATATGCACGAGAAGACAGACCTCTCCCCTTATCTATTTGCACAGCAGCTTATTAAGAAGAACCATAGACTGGATATAGACATAGCTGATATAGAACGTCTATGGGACAAAAAACAGTCCGGCATAAAACACTCGAATCTGGGCAATGGTACTAAAGACGATGATCCTGCGATTCATACTGAGCCACTCAAAGACTACCGCTTCACTAAAGTACATCACATTATCTTATGTGGAAAAGAAAAGATTGAAACTCGACATTGGCATGAAGTGAAACGAGCAGTTTACAACTATATCATCAAGCACAAGCCCAGTTTTCAAATATCCGGATCATTCAGATATTCTAAAGATAAAACGGAGTTTAGAGCTGCATTAACTCTTGATGATGGGTACTTTACCGAAAGTAATTTGGGCGCATCAGACATGGTAAGACACTCAAGAAAAGCAATGCAAGCTGCAGGCTTTGATCCAGTTAAAGACCTAACAGTTGGCTTCTCGCATACAGCCAAAGGGGTAGCTTGTGGGAAGTAATAACGAACAAATAACTCCAAATATATCACAAGTAAAGTCTCGAAAGCGAGTGGCAGATCATGGTGAAGTATTTACCTCCCCGCGGGAAGTAAAAGCTATGCTTGATCTGGTGAAACAGGAAACAGAGCGCATCGAATCCCGTTTTCTGGAGCCAGCCTGCGGTACCGGCAACTTCCTTTCAGAAATCCTCAGACGCAAGCTGGATGTGGTAAAAAGACGCTATCGCAAATCCCAGTTTGAATTTGAACGAAACGCTGTGATAGCTGTATCATCCATCTACGGCATCGACGTCCAGGAAGACAATGTTCAGGAATGCAGGCAGCGATTGGCGGCAATATTCCTGGATGAATACTACAAGGCATTATATGCTGAAGATTGCAAAGCCGCTTGTATCGAGTCCGTCGATTATATCCTTTCATGCAACATCGTATGGGGTGACGCTCTATCGCTGATGACCGTGGGTGAGCGTCCGGGCTACATTGTGTTTGCAGAATGGTCTCCCATCAATGGCAGCCTGATCAAAAGAAGGGATTTTACATTTCATAGCATGATCCAAAATGAATCACTAGGTGAACTTGAGCTTTTTTCCTACATCTCGGATCAAGGCGAAGAAGTGTATATCCCCACACCGGAAAAGGATTACCCTCCAATCCACTTTTTGGAGCTTGCAAATGCTTACTGATCAAAACTACAATCCTGATGTGCTGTCCTGCATTGCAAACCTGAGCAGTGACGAGGTTTTTACCCCGCCTGAGCTGGTGAACCAAATGCTGGATCTTTTGCCCCAAGAGCTATTCCGAGACAAAAGCACTACCTTTCTGGACCCCGCCTGCAAATCCGGAGTATTCCTGCGCGAAATCGCCAAACGCCTGGACATTGGCCTGGAAGCTCAGATCCCGGACCGCCAGAAACGCATCGATCACATCTTTACCAAACAGCTTTTTGGCCTGGCCATCACAGAGCTTACCTCTCTGCTCTCCCGCCGCTCGCTATACTGCAGCAAACATGCAAATGGTAAATACTCCGTATGCACAAAGTTCAAAAACGAGAAAGGAAACATCCACTACACACGCATCGAACACAGCTGGGAGAATGGCCGTTGCAAATTCTGCGGAGCCAATGAACAAGGCTATGACCGCGGCGAAGAGCTGGAAAGCCATGCCTATTCCTTTATCCATACCGAAAATCCGGAGGACTTATTCAAAATGAAATTTGACGTAATTATCGGAAACCCGCCTTATCAGATGAGTGATGCTGGCGATAGTACAGGATCATCGCCAATATACGACATTTTCGTTGAAAGGGCTAAAAAACTTAATCCTAGATACTTATCAATGATCATACCTTCGAGGTGGTTTGCTGGGGGGAAGGGCTTGAATAGGTTTAGGGATGCTATGCTAAATGATAATAGAGTTTCTCATTTAGTCGATTTTCCTATTGCATCGGATGTATTTCCAGGCGTAAAAATTAACGGAGGAGTTTGCTTCTTTCTTTGGGAACGTGATTATAATGGACATTGCTTTGTGGAAACACACATGAATGGCGAAATTGATAGCATGACTCGTCCATTAAATGAGTTCGAAACGTTCGTTAGATTCAACAAAGCGATAACCGTCTTGAAAAAAGTGTTGAAAGACAGTTTTCAACCATTGTCTGAACAGATTTCAACTCAAAAGCCATTTGGTTTAAGGACGTATATTAAACCAGTTGATCATGGAGATATTTCTCTATACGCGAATAAGGCTGTGGGTCGCTACAATTCTTCAGATATATCCTCAGGTAATGATATGATATGTTTGTATAAAGTACTGATATCAAGAGGGTATGGAGAGGGCGGAGAGGCTAGAGAATATCCTAGAATGATTATTGGTAAACCTATTATCGCATATCCACCTAGTGCTTGTACAGAAACTTATATCGTTGTAGGGGCATATGATAATGAAGCTCATGCACATAACTTATCAACATACTTGCAGACCAGATTCTTACGGTTTCTTGTAAGCCTAAAGAAAAATACCCAAGATGTTACAAGAGATAGGTTTACTTTCGTCCCCATCCAAGACTTTAGCGAGCCCTGGACTGATGAAAAGCTCTATAAGAAATACAATCTCAGCCAAGAAGAGATTGATTTCATAGAATCCATGATCCGTCCCATGGAGCTTGCCGATGCCTAAGGAATACTTCCCATCCCGTCCGGACTTAAATCCTCGGATTTATGCTTATGAGGACACAAACCCTGAATATAAGGGGCTCTTGAAGGTTGGTTTTACCACGCAGAGTGTGGAAGCGCGGGTAGCGCAGCAATATCCCACTCTGAAGCCCGGAAAGCCGCCTTACCGCATTGTTTTGGATGAATCCGCCATGCGCAGTGATGGCAGCAACTTCAGCGATCATGATGTGCATCGGATGCTAAGCTACAATGGCATTGCCAATCCCGGAGGAGAGTGGTTTGCCTGTGATCTGAAGCAGCTTAAGAGTGCCATTCACGCCGTGAGGACAGGGCAATTGACAGAGTTTAGCCGCAGCCAGAGCTTTGGCATGAGGCCGGAGCAGGCGGAAGCGGTGGAAAGAACGATGGATTACTACAAATCCTGGTACTCAGACCCCGCCAAAAAAGGGCAACCGCCCCGCTTTTTGTGGAATGCCAAGATGCGTTTTGGCAAGACCTTTGCAGCTTATCAATTGGCCAAAAAGATGGGCTGGAAGCAGGTCTTGGTGCTCACATTCAAGCCTGCGGTGCAAAGTGCTTGGGAAGAGGATCTTTTGAGCCACGTGGATTTTGAAGGCTGGCAATTCATCAAACCCGGGGGTTTAGCATTTGAGGAGGTCGATCGGGAGCGCCCTTTTGTCTGCTTTGGCTCCTTTCAGGATTATCTGGGCAAAAACAAAAGCACGGGAGGGATCAAGCCCAAGAATGAATGGGTACATGCTCTAAACTGGGATGCCATCATCTTTGATGAATATCACTACGGAGCCTGGCGGGAAAACGCCAAAGACCTCTTTGAAAATGAGGATAAGCGCGAGCAGGAATATGCGCAGGGCGAAGGCATTGACTATTACGATGAGGATATCCTGCCCATTACTACAGAGCACTATCTCTATCTTTCCGGCACTCCGTTCCGGGCTATTGCCACGGGTGAATTCATCGAAGAGCAGATCTATAACTGGACCTATAGCGATGAACAAAGCGCCAAAGAGAGCTGGGTAGGCGTGGATAACCCCTATGCCGCCTTGCCGCGCATGGTGATGCTCACTTATCAATTACCGGATGCCATTCGAGACATCGCGCGGAAAGGGGAATTTGACGAGTTTGATCTCAATATCTTCTTCGCTGCCGAAGGCATCGGGGATCAGGCACACTTTCTCTATGAAGCGGAAGTTCAGAAATGGCTGGATCTGATCCGCGGAGCTTTTCTGCCCAGCAATATCGATAATCTCAAGCTGGGCGCGCAGAAACCGCCTTTGCCATTTTCTGATGTCCGACTTTTGGGGATCTTGTCTCACACCTTTTGGTTTTTGCCCTCGGTGGCAAGCTGCTATGCTATGAAGAACCTTTTAGGCCAGCGCCAAAACAAGTTTTATCAGGATTATGAAGTAATCGTGGCAGCGGGGCCCAGAGCGGGGATTGGCGCGGCGGCACTGCCTCCGGTGAAGGAAGCAATGGGTGATCCGCTAAATAGCAAGAGCATCACGCTTTCCTGCGGGAAGCTGACCACAGGGGTCACAGTGAAGCCCTGGACGGGCATCTTTATGCTACGCAATACCAGCAGTCCGGAGACCTATTTTCAAGCTGCCTTCCGCGTGCAATCGCCCTGGACCATCATCAATCCCGATGGGCTCTCTCCAAACAAGGAAGAGATCATCAAAGAAGAGTGCTATGTCTTCGATTTTGCTCCGGATCGGGCGCTGCGGCAAATTGCGGATTACAGCTGCCGCTTAAACGTAAATGGCGATAGCGCAGAGCAAAAGGTGGAGGAATTCATCAAGTTCCTGCCCGTGCTCGCTTACGATGGCAGCAGCATGAAGGAGATCGATGCCGCGGGGATATTGGATATGGCAATGAGCGGAACCACTGCAACGCTATTGGCGCGCAGATGGGAATCCGCCCTCTTGGTGAATGTGGATAACGATACCCTGAAACGGGTGATGAATAGTGAAGCTGCGATGACAGCTCTGATGAACATCGAAGGCTTTCGCACTCTGAATCAGGATATAGAGACGATCATCAATAAAAGCGAGGCGGTAAAGAAAACTCGTAAAGAGAAAAGTGAAGAAGAACTGAGCCCTAAGGAGAAAAAAGAGCTTTCGGCAGAAGAAAAGGAATACAAAGCCAAGCGTAAGCAGATTCAAGAAAAGCTGATCAAATTTGCCACGCGCATCCCGATCTTTATGTATCTTACGGACTATCGTGAGCGCTCGCTAAAAGATGTGATCACCCAATTGGAGCCGGGCTTGTTCAAAAAGGTAACCGGACTCACAGTAAAAGATTTTGAGCTTTTGGTGAGCCTGGGACTCTTCAATAGCGCGTTGATGAATGATGCCATCTATAAGTTTAAGCGGTATGAGGATAGCAGCCTGAATTATACCGGGATCAATAAACATGAGGGTGAGGACATCGGGCTATATGATACGGTGATCAAAAGGGATGATTTAAGAAAAGTGATTGTGGAGGAGAAGTAGGAACTACATTGGTTTGCATGGAGTTATTATGAAGAAATACAAAAGCAAGTACCTTGAGGGTAAGCAATATTACTCCTGGGAGTATGATGAGCACACACCGTCAGATTATCACTCTATACGAGAATAAGATCAAAGAAAGGATCAACAAACTCTGGATAAGGGAAGATGATTATGTCGTACGATAGACGTAAGTATGCCTTATTGGAAGCACGTCCTGGTTTCTATCCTAATATTTGGTTTCATTATTTACGGGGATATAAACATGCTTTTACCTCATTGGTTGAGGACGTTCTAAGAAAAAATGTCTCTGTTGATTATATGGCACATCCTATATTGTTTGTTGCTCGGCATGCTGTCGAAATTGGGTTAAAAGCCAATGTATATGAGCTTGAAAAATATACAAATTGTAGGTTTATTAAAATCGCAAACTGTCATAAAATAACGAAATGGCTCTTAGAGTTCAATAGTCAAGTGGATACATTCTATGACATCTGTAGCTCAAAACAGATACCCGTTGACGAAACAGAAAAATCTCAATACATTGAATACTACAAGTCATTAGATCAATTAGTTAATGGGAGTGAAAAATTCAAAGGTTTAGGCATAATTGATGATGGCTCTATCAAGTTTAGATATCCTATCGGGAAGGTTTTAGATGAACGTGGGAAGCCACTGCTTGATGAAAATGGCAATCCAATAATGAAAAAAGTATTTGAAGTAACGGAAATTATCTCTATCGCCGAAGTCGAAAGGCTATTCAATGAATCAATGGTGTTACTTGAACACACTATAAACGTGTTCGATCAATATATGAAGCAAATAGATAACAACTGAACATGGAGAATAATGTAGCCATGATATGTCCTATATGTAAGTATCAAAATGCTAAAATTACCGATAATACCAATGGAGCTGACAGATCAGTTATACTTTGCCAGAATTGCGGGAAGTTTGAGATTTCTGGCTCAGCATTAGCTACGCTTTCGAATAGAGACAAGGACTTTGAACTGTCATACTCAATTAGAAGAAGATATCTCAGAAATGAAAGAGTATACTTGAACACAACAAACCGAGGGGAAATAATGGGTGGGATCGAAATCCCTAAACGAATAAAAGATATTGCAGAATCGATACTGAAAGATGTGTACACTCATGATGATATGTTGTCACATGGGCTATCGATCACTAATGATAATATTGCATCATATGCCATTGAAGACACGAACAGATTACAGCCTATTCTTCAATACTTAGAAGATATTGGGTGGTTTAAGTTAATGAGATTTGGTGGCGGTGGAGCTCTGTTAACAATAACAGGTACCGGTATTGAGTACGCAGAAAGCATTGTAAATCCGAATTTCAAATCAAAACAGGTATTTGTAGCCATGTCGTTTAACCATGAACTGGACGTGATTTATCATGAAGCAATTACTAAAGCAGTAGAACAATGTGGTTTGACTCCCATCAGAATAGACCTAGTTGATTTTAATGACGAAATAATTTCAAATGTATTAAGCAGGATAAGTCAAAGCAGATTTCTTATAGCAGATTATACGGATAATCGACCTGGTGTCTATTTTGAAACTGGATATGCTATCGGAAAAGGATTGCCAGTTATTTATTGCTGTCGAGAAAGCGATAAAGGGCATATTCATTTCGATGTTAATCATTACAAATTCATTCATTGGATTGAAGTTGGTGACTTCAAGACCGAACTTGTAAAGAGGATAACTAATACTGGTCTGAATAGTTAAATTGTATTATAATAAACCCTTAGAGGAGGATAGATGACTAAACAAGACTTAGAAATCCATGAATCTCCTGCAGTTATTAAACACATTGAGATTTTGCAGGGAATCATCACTCGAATGGCTGGAAACAGCGCAGCCTGTAAAACATGGGCATTAACAATAGTAACAGGTATAATAGCTTTGTTTTACAATAATGGATTCCCCATATTGCTTGGCACGATCCCTGTTGTTTTTTTCTTTATTTTAGATTCGTTTTATTTAGGACTTGAAAGCCATTTTAGAGATCTGCATAAGGAATTTGTAGAAAAATTGAATGTAAGTAAACTTGATATCAGAGACATATACACCATTAAGTCCAAACGTAGTTTTCGTATTCATCTGAGTTTCGTATGGTACGGAATGAAGTCATTTTCCACGCTGTTTTATTATCCCCCAATTATAGTGGTCTTAGTTGTTGTTCTATTATTGTGTAAATAGCATTAATCACTAGGAGGATCAAATGCCTAAAAGACAGGTGTTCTACAGCTTTCACTATGCTAATGACGTTTTTTGGGTTCAACACATTAGGAACATCGGTGCTATCGAAGATAATAAACCAGTATCCGAGAATAATTGGGAGGATGTGAAGAGAAAGGGGGATGAAGGTATAAAGAGATGGATTAATGATAATATGTACTACCGCTCTTGTGTGATAGTTCTGATCGGAGCAGAAACGGCTAACCGCAAGTGGGTTAGATACGAAATCCAGAAAGCGTGGGAGGATAAAAAGGGTTGCTGGGTATCTATATACATAACCTAAATTGTCCTAGAAATGGGACATGCACTAAGGGAGATAATCCTTTTGACCACTTAGCATTCAAGGACGGAACCAAACTATCGAGCAAAGTAAAATGCTATAATCCCAGTCCCTATAATGCATACAAAGATATCAGAGACAATCTTGAAGCATGGGTTGAAGAAGCTATTCAAGCTTCATATAGGAGGTGATAATGTATAGAGGATTTAACATAAAGGGTATTAAGTTTGACGATGGAAGAAGTTTGTATGATTTAGGAAAAGCTCAATCAGTGGAACACAATGCAGCTATTGCGCAAGAGTTAAACAGATTCATTCTTGGCAACGGTAAAATTGATGGAACAAAAATGCAAAGCAATTGGTTTCCAACAATAAAAGCGGATATTTTTCTTTCACACTCTCACAAGGATTTAGATCTGGCTATTAAGCTAGCAGGCTGGCTTAAGGATAGATTTGGATTAAACACTTTTATAGATTCTTCGGTGTGGGGTTGTTCCAATGATTTACTAAAGAAAATTGACGATAAATACTGCACAAGGATAACAGATGGTCTTTATGATTACGAAAAGCTAAAAGCTTCTTCAAGTCATGTTCACATGATGCTCGCTAGTGCACTAACAATGATGATCGATAAAGCAGAATGCTTGTTCTTCTTGAACACCCCTAGTTCCTTATCTGTAGATAATATTAAGCAAAAAACAATGTCACCTTGGATATATTTTGAATTAACGACTAGCCGGTTTATCAGAAAACCTATTCCAGATAGGAGAATTCAAAAGGTAATAACAGAAGAATACGCAATCATAAAAAAGGCTGAATTGAACATAGAATACACAGTTGTATTTACTGATTTTGTCACATTAGGTGCTGATGAACTCAATGCGTGGTCTGGCAGAATAGGCAAAAAGGGGATTGAAACTTTGGATATATTGTATGATTTACATCCTTTAATCTAATCTTTGATTAGACTACTGTAGTCGTTGTCCTACACTTCCAATGAAACGGTGGGAATGGAGTATGCGCTCCGGACACGCCAACAGGATTCATCTCTGAGTCGTATTCGATCTGATCGTCTTTGATCCAAGGTGAGAGGGCTTTGATGTATTCACGGGCATCATCTAGGCTGTTGGACTTGGTATCCAGAGCCATGAGATTATCCATCACTTCTATTGCATCGTTTAGAGGATATACCTTGTCTTGGGCTGCCAGAGCCCGGCAGATGTCACTAGTGCGATCATCCATGACTACCACGAGCTTGTAGTATCTTGCTTTGGCTTTCTTGTAGCCTTGTAACCTTCCGAACTCTCGGATTCTCAGAGCTGTATGCTCTGCCAGTCCCTGCCAGTAGTTGGATGATCTGTTAGCAATGTCATTGAACTGGTCTTTGAGGGTATCTGCCAGCATCTCTTTGGTATATCCCTGCTCTATGGCAGTTGATAATACGTCTGCGAAGCTCTGTCTTATGTCAGCTTCGAAGTGGTTCCCGATCCAGAACAACTGCTGCTTCTGAATAGTGGATGAGAGATGCTGATCTTCTATGCCCCAGAGTCCGATGCTGGTCTTGGTTGGGGCTTGCACTTGGGTGTCTTTCAATCCGAGCCGCACACAGCGTTCTATTATCGCTTTGGTGGGCTCATTGACCAGCGCTGCGAAGTCATCCCCCAACTGGGTATTAATGATGCCCATAAGCTTATCTATGGCGTTCTTGTTGAGCTTCTCGGCTCTTGGCATGTCACTCAGCATTTGGATAGCAAGCCTTGCAGCATCCTTGATCTCGGTCTTCCAGGCATTGTTGAGGACCCGGTAGTATTCCAACATGAGCTTATCGTAGTAGTTCATCAGAAGGAAAACCTCCGGACTTTGACTCTATTCCTGCCGATATCATATTCAGAGAAGCGTTCCAGACAGCCAGCCAGTGCATCACAGCCATCGATGTAGCCATCAGGATAGGTGAGGAACTGGCTGATGAGAGTTGGTGTGTCCTGTCCCTCCGGAAAGAGCACCTTGGCAGTCTCGATAATGGTCTCAGTTCTTTCTATACGGAGGTTCTTGTTATCCTTGTTATCGATGCGCTTGATTCTGTGAGATATCGGAGGCAGATGATTATCGGTAGCCCACCTGTCGAAGTCAGCCAGGATACGTGCCTGACCATAGGTAGTTTCACAGGCAGCTCTGGCTTTTGCTCTGTAGATACGATCCAACTCCTGATAGGCATCATAGTAGTATCTGAAGAACTTGGTATTCTCAGTCTGACGTATCCAGACATGGATAACGTAGAAGCGATTACCATCATAGCCTATGGAGATAACAGCTTTGAAACAGCCCTTCTCGCCCCAGGCAGGATCGGCATAGAGCCAGACCCGCTTCATTTTACTGGGCTCCGGCAGTGTTCGGTATTTGGAGAACCAGTGGTTCTTGAAGATGTTACCTTCGATCACAGGCTGACCCAACATCTCTCTCTGATACCCGGTTTGCCCGAACTTGGCTCGCAGGTTCGGCAGAGTGGCAGTAGGGTATTGAGCTTCCCAGGTTGACTTGCCCTGCTGGTCTTCGAGAGAGAAACGCAGGATCGCTTTTTGGTGCGTTTTCAGCACTGACTGGTATCTTGTATCTAAATCGGGATTATCTGCCCGTAAATCGCTTAATATGAGCTCCTGAAACTGACAGATCGCATAGTTTGGGTGTACCAGGTTCCCGAGCCAGATGATCTTGCCATTTCCCTCGGGTGAGAGGGCACCAGCAAGCTCCTGGGTGATCTTCTCCATGCGTCTCTTACCGATGGACTGGTTACCCATGTTCTCTTCTTTGTCAATATCATCACAGACGATCAGCCCGGGCCGCTTGGCAGTCTTAGGATTGATAGTTCCACGATGGCTCTGCTTAATACTTCTGGCTCGTATCCTTGCCTTGTTCTTGAGATAGAAGTCGAGATCAAAGCTGTCCACTGGCAGCAGCTCCGGAAAGTCGATGGTGAGCCGCTTATTGTTCTGCAGTTCATGTAAGGTGAAGGCGGTGCGTTCCTGTGCCAGATCTACGTCTGCTGCAGTATGGATTACGTAACGTTCACCTCGGATGATCTTCCAGATCGGATAGACCACTCCCATAAGTACCGTTTTGCCCAGCCCACGAAAACCAGTGATTCCGATGATGCCTGAGCCCTTATCAGTTTCATCGAACATGGTCTCATGAGCTGGGCAAAAAGGTAGTGGGAAGATATGCGGGAAATAGGTATTGCAGAAGAACGAGAAGGCATCCCAACCTTCTCCAGTGGTTCTTCTGATGCGCTCAGTCTTAGCTTCGGGATTATCGTCTATAAAAGGCAAGACGGAGATCGTTTTGGATGCGATCTCCGCTAATGCCTTGTTATGCCGCTGGAGGAACTTCTTAGACATAACTTAAATACCCCGACGCCTGTTTGGGGCAGGCGTCGGAGTCTGCGGGCATGGAGAGACCCGCAGTTTTGGCACAAGTGCGCAGAGCAGGAGGCAACAGCTCCGCGCAGGATGTCAGGCTTGGAGGGTCTATGTAGGCTGTAGGTATGTATTTAAGCATTTCTGACTCTCAAGTATTCCGCCAGATCAATTACGATGCCGTTAAACTGTTTGAGCAGGGTCTCATGCCCTTTCTCAATCATGAAGTCGGTCACCTGATCCAAGAAGCGTACGATATAGTCGTTCAGTTCCTTGGATGGCTCGGAGTCCTTCTGGTTCTGCTTGATCAGTGAGACCAAGCTCTGCAGAGCGGTATCTGCCGGGTTCTTGGCATATTCTCTGAGTGCTTGGATCAGCGCTCTCTTGCGGGCTAAGCTGATCTCATGGTCAAGCTTGCGCTCTTCCTTGAACAGATCTGCCCACTTACCGCTCTTGATCCACTTGCGGACGGTGATTACGGAGACACCGAAGATCACCGCCAGCTCTGTGGGATCGGTTTTACCATTCAGGTAAGCTTCTTTGCAGTTCTCCCGCTTGATGCGGAACTCAAGAGCGTTACTCATACTCCGGGCGCACCTTGTGTTTGGTCAGATATTCGTTCAAGTCCTTGCCGGAGCAGCGCAACTGCCCGTTTTCTTTGGTTCTAAAGGCAGGCAGAGGATCGAGAATATCCTTGATCCAGCGATACACCGTAGTACGGTTGACCCGGAGTGTTGCTGCCACTTCATCGGGTCGATAGTTGCGGTCATCTCTGAATATGCTCATGGTCTCCTCTGCTGCATTATAAGTTTCAAATGTCATCATTTCTTCTCCTCTGCTTTGATCAAATTAGGATGTGCAAGGATGCAACTCAATTACAAGGAGCTGAAGTTCAGTACTACCTTGTTGTAGTTCCCGGCTTCATCCCTTACTGAGAAAGAGATGTACTGTTTAGTAGAGGTTACAGTGATCGCTTTATCGATCAGCTCCATCGCTTCCTTCCAGATCGGGTCTTTGATCTTGTAGCGGCGCAGGGCGAAGATACGATAACGGGCAAGCTGACCACGCTTATCGACTTGGAAAGCTTCATTGATGATGGCCTTAAGATTGTCATTGGAGTTCTCTGACCAGGCTTTGATGCACTCGTCCATCTTCTGCTTAGCGAGCTGCAGCTCAATTCCGAACTGTATCTTCTCCCGGTAGCGGATTTCGATCTTGTATTTTTCATCAAAGGTAAGCAGCAGAGCATTACCTTTCCACTCTACGTTATTCCTTCTGGCAACATCGTTCAGATAATCTTCCACTATCTTGATGATGCTGTGTTTTTCTTTGATGATGTGCTCGTGCAGTTTGAGTGCACGCTCCATCGCTTTGCTAACGGCTTTCTCTCGATCCAGAATGTCCTTATTCAGCACTTTGACAGAGATTTCTCGACCTTGGGCATCGGTCAGAGTACGACTCTTTGAGTTAGTAGTAGACTTTCTACTCATGTGTATCCTCCCTTGGATTTATTCTTTATCTTTAGTTGTTTCTTGTTTTCTGATGTAGGACTGGAACATGGCGATTACCGCTCTGCGTTCTTTGGGATCGAGCAGATTCCAGTGGCTTTTATGGTAATGCTTTATGGTGAATGCCCTTAGGTCGTTCTCTGTCCAACCCGCCTGTTTCATCAGGGCAAACATGTACTTGCCCTGCTTGTCAAAGGTGAACTCATTGGGACGGCCATGCTTGCGATACTTGATCATGAGCGCTTTCAGTTCTTTGAGCTTATCTTCCGGTAGAGCCCTTAGTGATTCGCCATAACCGAGACGGCTCATGATGAACTTGAAGCCATCCAGGGGCCAGTGGAACTTCTTAACCCTGAGGGCATGGATTTCTCGGCGTAGTTTGCGTTCTCGTAGTTCCTGTGTCATAGAATGTCCTTTGGACTGCTATTCCAGTCCGTTCTGTCTGAGATACGTTTTAAAGCTTATCTTCCAAGACTCGCCACTCACCAGATACTCAAAATATGCGTCTATGAGTCTGGATTTCTGCTCGGTTGTATCGCTTAACAGCTCTCTGGCTTCGGCTCGATTAAGTTGCTCCTGCCTTCTAAGCTCTTTCTCCTCAGCCCTGCGGAGCTTCTCTTCTTTACTGATCGAGGGTCGCATCCGACCCAGGATACCCGGCTCAATATGCTTGCCGATCTCTCTCAATCTATCTCGGCCAATTACTTTATACTGCTTGCCTTCCATACCGATGCATCCAATTGAAGCCAAAGCTTCCATATAGACAAACACCCACTGACGACTTCTACCGAAGTCCTTGGCTATGGCTCGGATGGAGGTGTATTTACCCTTCTCGATCTGGTCGAGCAAGGCGGTAGCTGCCTTAATCTCGAATTTCCAATTACCCTTCTGACTGTAACAAACCTTGGGACTGTAGCGATCAGCCAAGACATAGATGCCCTCCTTCTTTGAGATCAGTTTGATCTTCTTATCTGCCAGCAGTTCAAGCAGCACAGGCTCGATTACAGAGAGATCTTGAGCAATCATGTTAGATACCGTCTCTGCGGTGAACGGTTTCTTGAACTGCCTTACAAAATTGAGTACCAGATCTTTAGTCTTCATTTTGCGAGCTTGAGATCGATTACTCTTCCGGTTGATTCGCTTAGTTTGAGCTCTCCGGTTTCAATGGAGTGCATCATCTTCATGGCTTTGCGTAAGTTGCCCTTTGCCGACTCATGGATCAAGTCCACGATCTTCTCGGTCACTTCCACATCGAGCACTTCCTTGGCGAGGATTTTGATGTCCTTGCGGCTTACGGGCTTGAACTCATAGAATGAGTTGCAGCGGTCGAAGTAGTATTCATTGATCTGGGAAAGCCGATCCTTGGCATTCTGCATGCCCACCAGGATCACTACGGTTAAGGTCTCATCCACGATGTCCCGGATCGCACCAAGCAGCTTCTCGTGCTTGAAAGCATAGTCGATCTCATCGATTACGATTACCATGTCTTCCTGCTCCTCCAGTATCTGCAGGCTGAGCTTGAAGAGGTTATTGGTAGTTCCGTAGGGGACATTGTAGCCGAGGTTAAACCGCTGATACAAGGCAGTGATCAGATCGACTGCGAAGGACTTAGGGGTAGTGGTGGCTTCCAGTCTCAGGTATATGTATCCTCTCTGGAACGCCATTCTTTGGGCATAAGTGGTCTTGCCGAGACCGGGCAATCCGTAGATCAGTCCCAGTCCGACCATCTCCATCTTGGGTCTATTGAGCAGGTAATTGACGCACTGATCAGCTTCAACTACATTGCTTATTCTAACGAGTTGGTTCTGTTTCAAGGTTCCTCCTTACTTGATTCCTATGAACTTGAGCATCTCTTCGAAGCTCTTCTCTTTGGGTTTGATTACATCATCATCGTCGTCCTCCACTCTCAGTGGCTTGGGAGGGTCGAGCTTATTGGGCAGCGTAGCTTGAACTTGCTTATCAAGCTCTTCCATCAGCTGATCGGCACTGGGTGGAGGAGCTTCAAGAGTTGGAGTTTGGATAAAGGTGGGATTGTGTTCTATCTCAGCCATCGGCAGCGGTTTAACCAGTCTATCCACCGCCTCCTGCGTCTGTCTGACGATCTGCTTGGTGCGCTTGGCGATCAGCTTCTGATGCCGCTTATTGGCTTTCTGTTCCTTATGCAGTTCAGCCGCTGAGATCGGATTGTCTTTATCCAGCAAGATGAAGGGGTCTTGCGACCTGCGGACTTCCGCCTGGCAGATGAAGTTGTCTTGCATATCGTAGACGAGTATCCAGCGCAGATCACTCAGATCGTAGCGAATCAGCAGTTCCTTGCCGATGTGCCCGATAAGCTCCGTATCCCAGTACATCAGCTTATTGAGAACGATACCGTTATTCCGCAGAGTCTTTCGAACTGCGGACATCATCATGAAGTTGAGCTTGTCAGCTTTGATCTTCTGCTCTTCCGGTACGGGATTGGCACTAAAGACTTCCCAGGGCGATTTGCCTTTCAAGCCGCTGTGCGGAGCTTCGCCATACATCTTCCGGATGAAGAAGCCAATCATCTGCATGGCTTCTTCTATGGTAGGAGGAGTGGCATCGTACATCTTTCTTGCCCACTTCTCGTTACGCATCAGGGTAGCCGGTTTATCGTCTATCGATGCACCACGGAAGCTGCCGATGAAGCGTTCAAAGCGTTCCTGGAAGGTCTTGAAGAATCTCTCGATCACCTTGGCTTTGGCATTGTAGCTTTCGGCGAAGGCTACCTGGATGCCCAGGCGTGGGAAGATACCTGCCAGATCGCTGGAGAGGTCATGCTCCTGCCACTTCTCATTAAAGAGCTTTGCCCGGAAGGCTTTACCGTTATCGAGATAGACGTACTTGGGAACTCCACCCCAGTTAAGGAAGGCGTTTCTGAAGGCGATCTGGATATGCTGGCTGTCCTCGGTAAAGGCGAGTGAGGCACCTACCGGGTATCTTGAAGCCCAGTCAAAGACCATGATCATGGTCATGCGCTGCGCTTTCCCGGTTTTGGGATTCATGATATCAAAAGCCAGGGTATGTCCATCTGCCACCCATACGTCTCCCACGTTCAAGAGACTGGAATCTCGGATGATCGTCTTGACTATGGTCTCTGCCACTGCTTTACTGCCAAGTCTCGCTTGAGTCCAGATTGCCATGTTGTCCCGTTTCCAGTCCATGACCCAGCGTTTGAGAGTAGGTGCTGAACTGGGCGATTCCAAACAACCCATCCGCTCATAATCTTTGATCGTGGAAATTGCGGTGCCGATTTTGACCTTCTGGGGAGTCAACAGCAGCTTAAGCAGGAACTGCTGTTCCAGATAAGTAACCTTGCGTCCCTTGGTCTGGTTCTTGGACTTGTGGATCAAAGCGAACATATCCCGCTCGTTCTGCAGGTATTTTTCTACCCATAAGCGCAGACAGCGTTCTTTGCGTTGCCCTTTGATCTTGAACAGTTCCGGTATAAACTGTCCCTTATTGTATTCATCGGTTATCTGCCGCCACTCTTGTACTTTGGCAGTACAGCCCTTCAAACGCTCCAAGACCATCTCACAGAACTGAGCATTGAGCTGAGCCTCAGTCTTGCAGCTGAGCAGCTCCTTTGCTTGTGGTCTTAAATCAATATCCGGGACTTCTTCATTAAGTTCGGATAGGGGAGAAAGGTCTGACTTCTCTCGTATCTGCTCCGATTGGAGCTTTTTTACTATCTTGGCAGCATCACCTGTGAACTTGAGCGTCGCACCAGAATGGATCAGAGCTAAGACCCGCCGGTAATTGCGGTCATAGTTCTGCCTGTCTATCTGGTTATAGACTTCATCAATTCTGTCCACCTTGTGCCTCCTGCTTCTTTACCTTATTATAGGAGACGATAAATAGACTGGTGTGCTCGTGATCCTCGATGAGCATCCGTTCCTTCCTTAAAGGTATCGGCTCCTGACGCAGCTTGCGGCAGAGCTGCTGATCCAGATCGACTATCTGCTGGTCGACGAGTACGAATAACTTGGTAGTACGGTAACTGCCGCTCTTTACCGTTCTTCTCACTGCGATATAGACGCCTTCATCGATCATTCTCCGGATCGTCTTTACCGACTTACCATAAATCTGAGCCAGCCGTGCGGCCGGCAGCCATAAAAGTTCTACTCCTGTTTCCATCACATAACCTTCCAAATCGAGCAAACCACTTGGACAAGCAATTGGACATTTCTGAGGACAACCACTTGGACAATTGCTCAAACCACTTGGACATTCTTGGCACCACTTGGACAAAAATGCGCAGATTGAGTGGCTGGTGTGCTTGGAAGCTATGCGTAGAAAGAGTTTGGAACGGTTTTGTCCAAGTGGTTCGCAATTTAAAACCACTTGGACATTTTTCGAGAGGCAGGTTTCACATCTGCCGTTTAGTCTCGATTCTGCGTTCATATTCACCTCTTTGTAACGTTATAATCAGGTGCTAACTTCCATACCGGCAACATCTTGGGAAGTCCTTTCTGCCACTTTCGAAAGCTTTTTTCCACTGCGCTTAGTCCGCTGGCATTTACGCCGTCAAGAAATCAGCTATCGAAAATAAGTGTTGACACTTCTATTTAGCTCTGTTTTGTTGTTCTATGAACATAATGCTTACCGAATGGATTATGTCAATGCTTTTTATTCTGTATGGAGGATAAATGAAGAAGAGCGAAATCGGTGTCAGACTCGAAAGAGTTATAAAAACTATGAAGTTAAAGCAATACCAATTTGCCGAAAAATTTGGCATCTCCAGTGCCTCTTTGACCAGATACAAGTCCGGAGATCGACTCCCGGACCCGGAATTTCTCATCGCTCTGTCCAAAGAGAAAATCAATACGAATTGGCTCTTGACCGGAGACGGCAGTATGCATATCCGCCCTGATTTTGACGGCTGGATGAAAGAGCAACTGCAGAAGAACCTCGGAAAAGTCAATTCCAAGACAGGACTAATCGAAACTCCGGCAATAGATTACACTCGTACGATTACGCTGCCGATTCTTGGTGAAATTTCCGCCGGCCCCAGAGACCACATCTACGACCTCCGGAATTTAGGCGAGAATATCGAGATTCCGCGTTCACTCATCCTCGGAACACCCGATAAGTATATGGCATTTAGAGTAAATGGACACAGCATGGAACCCAATATCATGCATGAAGACCTCGTGATCGTCAAACAGGAGACATACTGGGAGAATATCGATCAGAAGGTTTGTGCAGTGAGATGTGATGATGGTGCCACGCTTAAGAAAGTGGAGCTCGATCCGGAGCATAACCGTATAGTTTTAATACCATTTAATTCAGACTACAAGGTTCAGATTATAGACGAGGATCAGGGGGTCGATGCATTTCTGATCGGAGTTTTGTCACTTCAGTTGCGGCTTTTTTAATTCGATAAATTCAGAGCGAAACCCCAAAGTCCATAAGTAGTCCGAAATCGGCTCAATTTGCAATTATCGGTGATCCAAACACGCGCAAAAACGTCCAAACCCGATTTGCAAATTTCTAAAGATAGTCCTATCTATCTCTACACAATATAAGCACTTATCCCTTTTTGTCCAAGTGATCGCTATTTGTAAATTTGGGTGACTCTTTATAGCTAATAAATGAACTCGAAACATATAACTCTATACAGCCTG